GATCGTGCTCTTTAAGGACTCGCCGCCAGATCCGCCTACGGAAGAAATCGTTACCACAACCGGGACCTTGATGCACGGCCCGGACATGGTGCCCTCTCCGGCCGTAAGATCCGTCTTGTAGAAACGGTAATAAAAGGTGTTGCACTTGCTTCCAACCGGGAAGGTCTTGGACAGGTCGTCAATTGCTTTCTGCAGGTCGTCAGAAATGTACTCACGCTCCGGGGACATCGAGAAGGAATAACCGGATACCACCGCCGACTCCGCCTCCATGTTCACATACTGCTTAGAGTCAACCTTCGGGCCCCAATCCTCCGTGAGCTCTGTGTATCCGTTTCCCATCTCTACCAGCTTCTCGGTTTTTCCTCCGTTCAGGGATCCGACGTCGAGAAGCGAAACCATGTTTGTGCGGCTCTGCGCCGCCGGTGCTGAATCTGCAAAAATCTGTAAAAAATTCCTTTTCATTTTCTTTCATCCTTTCACGTATTTAAGCTGCATGTTGATCTGAAAATCTGTGGTTCCGTCTTGCGCCATCGCTGACAGAAAAGCCGTTGAGCTTCTCTCTATCCCGCAGATGGTCCGTCTTTCCGTCAATGCCGGATATTCGTCAATGCTGTAAGCTTTCCCGCCATATGCAACTTCCTGTCCGGAAAACCATCTGCCGATCTTGTCGAGCATATTTGCAGCATCAATCCGCCTTGCATCGTCTCTTTCGCTTGCCTTGATTCTGTATCGAATCTGGAACGGAAATTGTGCAACGAACCCGCCGGAAATGTACTTTGACAGGTAAACTGCTCCCTGAATCGGAAATACTCCGATAACTTCTGCTTTGTTTGGCAGCCCATCGACATGCACTTCCAACTTCTTCGCCTTAACGATGGGACACTCGGAAAGCATCAGGCTGACTGCTCTCGAAATGGCGTCCTGCTCATCAATTTTTAGCTGCTCCAATTTTTCAGGCATTTCTTCCTCCCGCTACTCGCCTTGCCCCACGGACCCACTCTTCCATATGGCTGCTTTTTGCTGCATCAATCCAGTGATCCCCGGTTCCTTCGACCGAATACATCAGCGGCCTTTCCGTTGGAATCTTCGGCCCCGGCCACCCGTGCCAGTTTCCATCCGAACCAATAAAGCCCGATGCATTGTGCTCCGGGTTGATCCAAACCTTGCCTTCGTACTGGTAGTGCGCATATGGCGCGTCCCATTCAATCCTGCGTCCTTCCGGCGTTTCGACAATGTGCCCAGATTCCCGGAGCGCACCACTGCTGACCGGAACAAACAGCGTCGAATCATCAAGAACTCTGTGCGCAAGCCAATCCTCCGCCTCGTCAATGTGCCGAGCAAAGCGACTGATATCAATGTCGATTGTCAGGTCATAAGCTCCGGCGCTCACGTGCTGCGTGTAAATAAGTCCGTGTAGCTTGTCCTTCAGGCTCATGCGCCGCTCACCTCCCAATGTGGAATAAGTGAATAGTGTTCTGCCGTTGTCACGTGGTAGAACATCCCGTATGTGTCATGCAAATAGGCCGGAAGCCCTGATGGGTACTCGCTGTCCTTTATGATCCCCTCCGGCGCGTCCTCGATGTTCCGGTTAAGGTCTTCTTTCTTGATAACGAGAATGTAAGTCTCGCTGCCGAACGTAATGCTTCTATCAGGAACCGCTTCCCACAATGGGCGCGCACATACGGGAAGCGGAAGATCTGAATCATGGATTTTAATTGTGCAGGTGCTCGCTGCTGTCGTCCCGTCGGTCCCAACGGTCTCTTTTTGCTGGAGCTCTACCCGCGTTTTCTCAAGTCTCTGCCCGTACCACGTTCCCGCTTCCGTAAAGCCTGCCCCGCTATCAACGCGGTTATAAGCAATCACTTCCGCATCATACCAGATCCCGCTCATAGAACACCTCGAAAAAGATAGGGCCTGCCGCTATCGTCTCTCACCCAAAGCATGCGCCGCTTTGCAATCGAAGCGTAGTATGCATTCTTGGTGGCCTCCCCGCCCGTAATTGCCCTGTCGATCGCTGACAGCTCGTAGCTGACAGATTCGCCACCAGATGAAAGGCTTCTGATTGCCCCGCCAGCGGCGTTTTGCTTGGCAATGGATGTTTCCCTATCCGATACCTCTTTCATGCCGTCAGCTACCGCGCAGCAAGCGTCCTGTACCGATTCTAGGTCTTCTGCCTGTGACGGCAAGTTTCCTCTAAGCCTTCTTCCTGTGTAATAATCTAAAAAAGCGGATGCACGCTTCCCGTACACCGCCCAGTCCTCCTCGGTCATCTCACCGCCGTATGATTCACTGTAGTATGTAAAGTCTGCGTACATCCGCGCTCCTTATGCAGTAGCCTTCTTGGCCGCTGCTTTCTTTGTGCCTGTGCTAGCTCCGCTTTTCTTCTCTGTCTGCGCGGCCTCTGCTAGCTGCTCTTCGCCGCTCTGTGTATCTCCGGCTCCGTTCGAAGATTCCTCGGAACCGGAGACTATTTTCCCGGCTTCAGAATTGCAAACGGATAGCGTTTTGCCTCGTCCTTCTGCAGCCCGTTGATCGGGTTAGGCAGCTGCCAGCCAATTCTCATGACCGCTCTCAGTGCAACCATGTCCTGCTGAAGAAGGTTGTATGCAATCGACCCGTCCGAATTCTGGATCACACCATCGGTGAACAGCTGGAAGCTGATATCCTGCCGAATGGAGTAGACTGCCTGCTGGAAGTCTCCGGAGATCATCAGCGCTTTCGTCTTGTCGAACGCGCCGTTCCTCGGGAAGTTCATCGGGGAACCGTCCAGCGTGTAGGCGCCGCCCTGCTGAATGGAAGATACGAAGATCGGGTTGCCGGTCGTATCTTTCAGCCCGCGGAGCTTTGACCTCATGGAAATGTCTGCCGCGTGGCCGGTCACGAAATAGCCCTCTTCCTCGCACTTCGCAATAACGCCGCCTTCTCCCATGATCTTGTCGTAAATGTTGTCGCTGGCTCCAAGATCGACCGTGTTCCCGGCTGCCGTTGCTCCCGCAACAAGGTCCTGCGGCCAAGACGTAGGCTTGTCTACGCCGAACATGATTGCCCCGTCAATCTTATTTCCGAATGCCTCAACGACTCTTGGCTTCACCTGCTCCCAGATGTCGTAGTCGGAATCGTCCAGAACTGCCTGCGGAATCGGTACGATGACTGCGATTTCCTCTGCAGTAATCGCCTTGTTCTCCCATGCCTGCTTCGTGGTCTTCTTCTGGCCGTTATCGCCGTTCACGAAGTACGCAATCGGGAGCATGGAAAGCACCGGCATCTTGTATGTCTTTGATGCCATGTTCGGGAGCTTGCGTGCGTAGGTCAGCACCGTCGAGTTCTCGATTGCGCCCTGAATGATCTCGTTGGATCTCTCTTCCGGGATCAGGGCTTCCGCTCCGCTGCGGTCAATGAGCTGCGCGTCTTCGGTAAACATTGTCAAAAAATTCTTTTTGAATCTCATCTTCTTCTCCTTTTATCTTCTGGCGCTCTGGCGAATCCAGTCGTTCATTGACTGGTTCCCGCTGCCTCCGTGGCTTCCTGCGTCTGCTCCCGAAGTAGCTCCGCCCGTAACTCTCATGCTCTTGGCCATGTAAGCTGGGTGCTCCTTCAGAAAAGCATCTGCCGCCTTCTCAAATGTCACTTTGTCGGAAACCCCCTTCGATGCCTCGAAGGCAACATAATCCACGTATTCTGCACTTACGCCCTTCTTGGTAAGTGTCTCGCGGTTCTTGCTGTCCTCGATCTGCTTTTTCAAGGCTTCATTCTCTTTTTCAAGGGCTGCAGTGTTTGGCTGTGCCGCTGCCTTCTTTTCCTTGAAATCCGCCAGCGCCTGTGTAACCTCGTCCTCGCTCATCCCCTGCTGCTTAAAGTAGGAGCTAAGCGCTGCCTTTTTGGCTCTCTCCGCTCTCGCATTGGCGATTTCCTCTGCCTGCTCGAACGAGTATCCTTTGCTTCCTGCCCCGGCCCCCTGCGTGCTTGCTGCGCCCGCGTCTCCGCCGCCGTCCTCGAAGATCTGTAAAAAACTTTTGTAATTCATCTTTCCCTCCATTGAGTGGTCTCCGTGGTTAGCCCCCACGTTAGGCAGTGCGCAGAGAAGGGCTCGAACCTTCCTACGTTCCACGATCTGCGCGTAATAAAAGACCGGGGTTCCAATTCCCCGGTCTTATCCAATAGGAGGCCTGCTTTTGCTGTTGCTGATCGCCCGTTTGGAACAGCTTTAACGGTCTATCCGTGGCAGGTCTTTATATTGCTCCTGTATCAATGCTGAGTGACATGGGATATTCCCGCTGTATCTCCTTCAGCCCGTCAATGTATGCCTCAATCAGTATGTTGGCCGTTTCTGTTGGCTCTCCGGCCCATATCATCACGGCCATTCCGCTATCTTCTCGGTACGAGTAGCCTTTCAGCCTCCCGCGCTTCTCAAGCGCAATTCCCAGCGCATGTGTAAGTGCAGAAATACCCGCGCATACAATATCCTGTCCGCCCCTGCTGTATCCCGCGTGTCCGCTTACGACTACGGAATAATTATCGAGCTTTACTGTAACCATCGTTCCTCCTGCTTTTGAGCATAAAAAATCCGGCCAGCCGATGTACTCTCGTACTCCGGCTACCGGAAATTCATGCTTACATATTACAGGTGCAAAAACTGCCATTCAATGACACGGGCTGCCATTTACTGCCAACTTTCATTCGTTGTCTTCAATCAGCCTTCCGTGCGTGTACCTAAGCGCGTGCGGGAAAGTATCATACTCGACCGCCCCGCTCGTTTTATCAATTATGAGAATAACAGGGGAAAATATGTAGCGTGGTTTGGTCGGATCTTCCTTTTCCCTGTCATACTCTGGTACCTTTTCAACAAAAACATAGGTGTCCCGGTTTTCGTAAGCAAATCTGATTTTTCGTGTG